TGTCTGAGGAAAACAAAGGGCGTAACGCGATCTTCCCTGAACTTCGGCGGAAGAAAGGTGAACATTCAGACCCCACCCTGGATGCGGTCCTCGGGTTGCTGTCAGAGAACGCGAACAAAGAAATCAAAACCGTTAACAGCCGCAGAGAGCAGACGGGGCGAACAACGTACAGGCACGAAATGTTGTCTGTGTTCGATGACTGGTTCGCGCAAACAGTCCCACCGGAGGGGAGTTACCGCAGCGACCTGAATGTGATGGAAAGTTCGTTCAACGGCGGGCACAGATCAGAGTTGTATCGGGCGCAAGTCACCCCTGATCTGTTCCCTAACGAGGGGCGGATGTTGATTGAGAACTGGTCCGCGGAGGACCGTGAAATGTATTGCGGCGGCGTGTTTACGAAAGGAACGAATGACTAACTGGGGACCTACCGGGCAGCTTGTTTACGAGCGCACCTACAGCCGAACCAAACCAGACGGCACCAAAGAGACGTGGCCCGAAACCGTGCAGCGTGTAGTGGACGGCAACCTCGCCCTGGTCGATGAACGGCATCAACTCCCGCAGGAACGGGAACTGCTCATCGACATGATGCTGGACTTCAAAATCCTGCCAGCAGGACGGCACCTGTGGGCCTCAGGGGTCACTAACGCCCAGCACCTTTTTAACTGCTGGGTGGCCGGGTGGACACCCAACCCAGCCGAACACTTCGAGTTCACCTTCATGCGGCTCATGGAAGGTGGGGGTGTTGGGGCGAACTACTCTAACAAATACCTCACAGGTTACCCGCCCGTGAAGAACGCTCTGAAAGTGCAGATCGTTTGTGACTCAGAGCATCCGGACTACCAGGAGTTAGCGAAGGCCGGGTTGCTGTCCATAGACTACAACTCGGATTGGGCTGGGGCGTTCCAGATCGAGGACTCGAGGGAGGGGTGGTCCGCCGCCCTTGTCGATCTGATCGACACCCATTACCGGGACGGTGTGGGGCACCCCCACCGCGTGTATGACGTGTCCAGGGTCCGCCCAGCCGGTGCAAAGCTCAAAACGTTCGGCGGTAGGGCATCAGGGCCGATGCCGTTGGCGAAGATGCTGCACGAAATCTCAGGTGTGTTCAACCGTCTCGCTGAGAACAACGAAATGTTAGACGGTATCTCCGGTATGGAGATTGACCACGCTATCGCGCAGTGCGTTGTCGCCGGCGGTGTGCGCCGAAGCGCACGAATGGCAATGATGCACTGGGCTGACCCCCAGATCGAAAAGTTCATCAACATCAAACAGGAATCGCTGTCGCACTGGACAACGAACATCAGTGTCGAAGTTGACGCGAAGTTCTGGTACCAGGCGCAACAGGGTGATGCTTGGTTGGCATCCCGGGTGTTGAAGGCTATTTCGCGGGGAATGGTCAACAACGGTGAGCCCGGCTTCTGGGACAGCGGACTCTCCAACGTCGGTGAACCTAACCCTGTTGTGTGTACGAACCCGTGCGGTGAAATCACGTTGGAGCCGTGGGAGCCTTGCAATCTGGGGCATATCAACCTGGCTGGGTTCGTGGATGACAAAGGTGAAGTGGACCGTTTGGGGTTGCACCTGGCACACGAACTGATGACCCGGTTTCTCATCAGGGCGACCTTCTCGGAGGTCGGTGACCCTAAGAGCCGGGAAGTGTTGGACCGTAACCGGCGCATCGGTGTGGGGCATTTCGGTGTGGCGAGCTTCTTGTCCATGACGCACCGCAAGTACTCCAAGGCGCCTAACGATGAGCGGTTCATCGGGATGTTGGACAGCCTCGCAGCGCAGGTCGATCTGGCCGCTGAAGGATTCAGCCACGCGTTGAGAATCCCTGTCCCAGTGAAGAAACGGACCATTGCACCCACCGGCACGATTGCGAAAATGCCCGGGGTCAGTGAGGGTGTTCACCCGATCTTTGCGAAGTATTTCATCCGCAGGGTTCGGTTGTCCAAGGTGGATCCGGAGCAGATGAGCATGGCGGATAAGTTCGAGGCTGAGGGTTTCAAAGTCGAGGACGACATGTACGCCGATAACACGGTGGTGGTGTCTTTCCCGACGAAGGACACTTTGGTTCAGGCGGTTACAGACCTTTACGGGGATGACGCCGAGGATCTGGTTGAAGCTGCGGATGACCTTTCGTTGCGGGACATGCTGGCGTTCCAGGCGTTGTACCAAACGCACTGGGCTGATAACGCTGTGTCTTTCACCGCGAATGTGGATCCGAATCAGTACAAACCGGAGCATGTCGAGGGTCAGCTACGCCAGTTCGCCGGCAAGTTGAAGGGTGCCACCATTTTCCCTGAGGCGTCTATGCCTCAGGCGCCGTATGAGCGTTTGGAGCGGTGGGAGTACCAAAACGCTGTCGCTAAACAGATCAGCGACGGCATTGATGAGGACTGCGCTTCGGGCTCTTGCCCGGTGCGTTGAGAAGAAAACACAACAACAGTGAAGGAAAATGAATTGACTGTGGATCCGTTTGCGGAGTTCAGCGAAACCGAAACCGTGAAGAAGGCGGCGCCGAAGAAGGCACCTGTGAAGGTGGAGCCCGGTGAGGACGGCGGCACCCGTGTCGGCGGCACTGTGAAGGGCGGTTCCGGTTTCGATGTGCCGTGGCTGACCCCCAGCTGGCCGACGTGGAAGGCTGCCGCGGAGGACCTTGCTGACCCTGAAACGCAGGAACACATGCGTTTCGTTGCGGACCAGTTGGCCCGGTTCAGTGCGTACTTCCAGAAGAAGGTCACCGAGTACGCACCGGAGAAGGCCGCGGGAACCCCGGCACGTTCCGCACCCGCTCAGGCTACGGAGGCACCAGCCGGTACCCCTCCCGCACCCGGCCCTGACTGGACGTACAAGACAGGGGTTAACTCCAAGACGGGTAAGACGTGGAAGGCGTGGATGCCTCCGCGTGGTTCTGACGCCCAACCGGTGTGGCTGTAACTTGACATTGGTGGTGGCCCCGGGAACACCCCGGGGCCACCCCACCCCCCTGAAAGGACTCCCATGAATTACAGAGTTGTGTTGAACAACGGCAGATCGGTGTACGTGCAGGCTGACCAGGCTGTGCTGGACCCGATGGAGAACGCGTTGGTGTTCCGGTTCGGTGCGGGCACAGAAGCGAAGTTCTACTGGCCGAATGTGGCGTACTACGTTCCGGTTGAACGTGTTTGACACCCCGACGTTGGGGTGTCTGTTGCAGGAAATCCAAGGGCTCATCGAAGAACGGGACGAGCTGCGGCGCGAACTGGACTCCACCCTCGGACCTGATAACAGAAAGAAGTTATGTGAACGTGAAGTCAAAGAGATTCGTAACCTCGCCAGGGTTACCTCTTTGAAGCAACGTGAGATTGCGGACATGTACGACGTGAACAAGGCGACTGTTTCAAGGATTATAAGGGGTGTTTATCACAAGTGAAGCAGCATAAACGGCTAGTGGATGAGACACCGGTTGTCATCAATGTTGTTGAAACACCGGAAGATTTGCAGCCGTTCCTCGAGTTCACCCGGCAGCACCGGGTACTCGGGGTGGACTCCGAAACCACAGATCTGCGGATCTACGCGGATGACTTCAGGTGCAGGCTCGCACAGTTCGGCACCGAAGACGAGGCGTGGGTGATCCCCGTCGATAAAGGGGGGCCGTTCCGCCACGCTGTGAGGGCTGCGTTGAAGGGTCTTGATGGGATGGTGTTGCAGAACGCGGCGTTTGACCTTCAGGTGTTCGACCGGTGCGTCGGTGTCCGCATGGAGGATCTGTGGCCGAAAGTTATTGACACCCGCATCCTGGCGCATTTGATAGACCCGAGGGGTGTGTCCGAGGGCGGTCCTGGTTTGTCTTTGGAGGACCTGACACGGCATTACATCGACCCTGTGGTGGCCGACGAAGTTAAAGGGCTGATGAATGTGTTGCGGCTGCAACACAAAACGACCAAGGCGCACATCTGGCGGGTGGTGCCGTTGGATGACCCGCAGTACGAACTGTACGCCGGCATGGACCCTGTGCTGGCTTACCGGCTGTGCCGCAAACTGACACCGCTTGTCCCCCGGGAATCCCGCGGGCTGGTGGAACAGGAACGCAAACTAGCTGAGGTCTGCTCGTACATCGAACGTAAAGGGTTCCTTCTGGATGTGGAGTACACCCAGGAGCTTGCGGAGACGTTCAGGGACACAGAGGAAGCGTTCGCGTGGAAGGCGCGGGAGTTGGGGTGCGAGAACATTTTCTCACCTGAGCAGCTAGCGGACACCATCCAAGCTCGAGGGCATAAGTTCACAGAGTTCACCCCCACCGGGCACCGGAAGGTGGACAAAGTTCTGTTAGAGCGGTTGGCGTCAGACGGGGACGAGTTCGCTGAGGCTGTGGTTGAAGTCAAGAAAGCACGCAAATGGAGGACTACATGGGTGGATGGTTTCTTGGCTGGGGTGGACTCGGAGGGGCGCTGCCACGCTTCGATCAACCCGCTGCGTGCGAGGACAGCACGAATGTCTATCACCGGGATCCCTGCCCAAACGTTACCTGCTGGGGATTGGGCCGTGCGGCGCTGCTTTATCTCGGACCCGGGGGAGGTAATGGCTTCGGTGGATTACCAAACCCAGGAGTTACGTGTGTTGGCTGCGCTGTCCGGTGACCAGACGATGATCCGTGCGTTCCAAACCGACCAGGACTTGCACCAGATCACCGCGGACGCCTCGGGTGTGGATCGCAAGATCGGGAAGATGGTGAACTTCGCTTACGTGTACGGCTCCGGACCCAGGAACATCGCGGAGCAAGGCGGCATCGAAGTCGCGTTGGCGAAACGTGTCATCGGGGGGTTCGAGGCCCGGTACCCGAGGGTTAAGGATTACTCCCAAAGGTTGCAGCGGGACGCCATTTCAGACGGGTTCATCACCACACCGTTCGGTAGAAGGTTACCGGTGGATAAAGACCGCCCGTATGCGGCTTTGAATTACATGGTGCAGTCCACCAGCCGGGATATCACAGCGAACGCTTTACTGCGTTTACATGACAAAGGGGTCACACCGTTTGTTCGCCTGCCGATCCACGATGAGGTTCTGGCTTCTGTGCCGGCGCACAACGCGGACACCGCAGCCTCAGTGATAGCGCAGGTTATGTCCACCACTTTCAAAGGTGTTCACGTCGGCGCCGAGGCTGAGGTCGGTGGAAGGTCATGGGGTTCGTTGTACGGCAGTGATTACTGAAAGGAACTTGACATTGGAAACGATACACAAACACCTGAGGACAGCTTCGGAGAGGGCGTCAACGAACCCTGAGGTTTCCTCAGCGCACTCACTGGCAGCTATCGGGATGCTGCTGGAACAACTTGTCGAACAACGGAAGGGTTAAACATGGATGAACGTGATTTCTTCGACCACCTGTACCAACTGTGGTCGAAAACCACCCAAGCCAAAGACGGTGCGTGGGAAGTCATTGATGACGGTGAACACATCCTGGTGGATGTTGAGTCCACCGATAAGGATGGTTGGGAGCAGACTATCGGGTTTAGCATGTATAAGCATGACGCCGAGTTCATTACTCAGGTTCATTCTGCGTTGCCGGAGCTTGTTCGCCGCGCTTTAGCCGCTTTTGATGA